ATCAGCACACGACGCGCCCAAGTAGACACGCGCATGGGTCGGCCGCGCTCATCGATGACGGCGGCGGCTGCTGCGTCGAGGGCCTGCCGTTCGGCGGGCTTGAGATCGATGTTGAGGGCGATGCGGGGTTGTTTTTTCATGCTGTCTCCTTCGGGTATGGCTCCCGCTTGTAGCGGATTGCCTCATTTACTCTGCGTTTCCATCGTCGATCTCCGACGACGTAGATGTATCGGTGTTTGCGCGAACGCTGCGAAAGGTAGAAGGCGTCCCCGTAGTCTTTGCGAATGGCAAAGGCGCGGTCCTCGACACCCCGATAGCGGTCGGCGATGGTCTGTCCGTGCAAGTGCTCTTGGCCCTTGATTTTCCAGTCAGTCCTCTTGGCGGACAGTCCGTAGTAGCCGAAGTTGCAGGCCTGATAGACGGTGCCGACGTGACCCTGAGCAGTGTCAGCAAAACTCACCACAATCGACGGCGGTAGCAGTCGCAGACTCCCACCAACAAGGCGCGACGCCTCGTTGTGTTCGTTGTGGCGCAGCACTAGCCTATTCAGCTCAAGGACGCTGGCGGCGTAGTCGGGGCCTGCGATGCCGCTGCGCAACGGCGCAGATGGCGGCGTTCCGTAGGTCACAACGCCTCGCAAATCGTCGCCGTCGAACAGGCCAAAGGCGTAAGAAATGCTCGGCCAGCGACGCGCATAATGCACGTCGAGAATCAGCGGAGCGCAGGCGGCGCGTGACACCGGGCGAATGTCATTCATTGCGGGCCTTCTCCACCGCATCCATGATCTCTCGGTAGCAGTCCTGCGCCCAGCGCAGCAGGGCCGCGCTGTCCTCGCCGGTGTCGACGAGATCCATCACCCACTGAGTCACATCGACGCCATCTGCGGCGCTGGCAATCTCGTCGTCGGTGGGGCTGTCGTCGATGCCGGGGTCGGGCAGGTGGCGGTCGGGGTCACGCATTGGGAACCTCGAAATCACAGGTGGCGCGATAGATTTTTGGCGCACGTTTTCCTTCGGCGTACATCGTGATCGCTCGCACCGCATAGAGGTATTGCTCGACTCGAGTGTGCTTGTGTTTCGTGATTCGCGCCTTTAGCGCACAAATTGGCGACGTGGCTCCGTCCCAATCGCCGGACTGATATCGCCTCGCAAAGTCAATTGCCTGGGCGTGACTGAAAACACCTGCAACGACAGACCGGATTATCGCGCCTGTGACGGCGGCGTGTTCGTCTCGCATTGCAGAGACAATGTCGCGGGTGATTTGCGCATGGGTGCCGCGCATCCATGCGGCGATTTCGGCCTTGCTTGCGGTGCGAGTTTCGGTGCCGAGAATCGCCGCAAAAACAGCCGACCCCAGCTTTTTTGCGTTGATTTCACCTGCAAGGTGCAGGACGTCGCCAGAGGACCGGCGGGCACCGTCGCCGATGACGGCAAAAGAATCCGGGTCGCACCCACGGGCAACGGCCATATACACGGTCGCGCCGCTCATGACGACGGCGCAGAGCCGGTGCTGGCCATCGATGAGGTCGCCGTTTGAATCGAAAGCAATCCCCTCGTGCGTCGTGCGCCATTCTCCTCGGGACATTGCGTCTGCCAGCGTGATCACATGCTTGCGCTTGATCGGTCGATTGCGGGTGTTGCTTTCAAGGTAGGCAGTAGCGATTGACGGCGTGATTTTTTCGGTCGTGATTGTCAGCATTGTGTCTCTCCCTTTTCCCATTCAGTGATTGATCAGCAGCAGGAACGCCCACACGGGCAAACGACGGCGCTTGGCTTCAGCCACGATGGCCCTCTGCATGGTTCGGCACATCACAGCACCCCGTAGATTTCAGCGAGCTGGGCCAGCGCGTCCTCAAGGTCGCGATCCTCGCCCATCTCGGCGGCCCACTGCTCGGCCTGCTCGTCGGTGATCTGGTGGTCGTCCTCCGGCGGGTCGTCGCGAGTGTCGGGGAGGTCAAGGTCTGCGCCCCAGTAGTGATCAGCGCCGGGGGGGATGTAGCTGTCGGTCATGGTGTCTCTCTCCTGTGGGTGTGTTGGGGGTGATGGTCAGCCGACAGCGCCAGCGAGGATCCACTCGGCGACCTGACGGCGGCTCTTGCCGCCCTTGCTGCGGAGGGCGATGGCGGCGACCTTGGCTGCACTGGTGTCGCCAGCGTCCAGCGCGGCGACCTCGAACCTGTCGACGTCGGAGAGGTCGACGATGCTGTAGCCGTTCTCGCCGACGACGCTAGCGCCAAGAGCGCGGGCGTGGGCCATGTTGCCGCTGCTGCCGATGACCGAGCGGTCCTCACGGGCGACGACGACGAAGGGCTTGGAAGCGAAGGTGCGGATAACGTTGGTCATGGTGTCTCTCCTGTTTCGGACCGGCACCCCTGCCGGCCACATCCACAGCCTACATACCCGCTACGCAGGTGTCAAGCACATGTGTGTTGATTGTGCTGTGACCGCATTGGGATGCGGTGGATCAGAGCAGATCAGATCAGATCAGGCCGGCGGGCAGACATGATCCGCTGGTAGATCGCCCGCACCAGTCGCACGTCGTCGGCGCAGTAGGACGCCACGCGGCCGATCTGGCCAGCACAGATCAGGGGCCAGACCTGTGATCCGTCGATCCCGTCGGCCCCCTTGATCGGCGCATCCACCGCAAGGGCCAGCGCCAGATCTCCCAGGCTGACCCGGCCCCGGGTATCGCCGCACCACAGGGCCATCGTGCAGCGCCAACGATTCGCCCTGTCCCACGGCGTCATGCTTGTCCCGTCGGGGCTGCACCCTGCGATTGCGGCCGGCAGATAGACACCGTGCGCGGTCGCCCGCTGGCGGATCAAGTGACGGTCGAAGTCGGCTCCGTGAGCCACAATGGCGTCGAGGTGCCGCGCAAAACTGACGTCCTTGTCGAGATCGATCACGTCCTGCGCAAACCGGCGCAGCATGGCCCCTTCGCCGTCGGGGTCGGTCCCGTCGCGGACGTAGGTGATCGGCTCGTCGCCGTCGGTGGCGACGGAGATCACCCACAGCTCGCCGAAGGTGCCCGATAGGCTGGTCTTCTCCAATGCCTTCGCCGCATCTTTGGCGGCCCTGTCAAGGTCACTCGGGTCGTAGTGCTTCCTTGCGATGTGGGCCACGACGTCGGGCCTTGTCGAGGGGCCTGTTTCGGTGTCGATGTAGATGATCACTCTGCGCTCCCAATCTCAATCGTGAATCCGCACCGCGCCGTCTCGTCGACACGCGCACGGCGTTGGTGATAGCGCCATGTAATCGGCGCGGTGGTCCCGTCGTGCGTTCCGTAGTGCCGCGCTATCTCGTCGCGGACGTACTTAAAGGCCGACGGCAAGTTGTCGTCGTCGAGGTCACGCGGGCTGATTCGCGTGAAGGTCACGACGACAGGAAGGTCAGGCAGCGCACGGCTGCGGAGCAGCCATGCGGTCGTTTGCTTCTCGCGGTCCTTGCGTTTCTGTGTCGTCTTCCAGTGGCCGCGAATGTTGGTCCATGCGTCGACGCGGATGGGCGCGTAGAGGTGGATGGGGTCACTCGGCATCGGACACCGTGAGAGCGCCGGATTCTGCAAGTGTGTCGCCGTAGAATGCCCGCAGCGCGACGATAGACTCCGTCGACGGGCAAGCACCCTCGTTCTCCCAGACTGACAGCGAGGCAACGCTACAGCGCGTTTCACGAGCCACGTCGGGCAGACTCATGCCCATGCTCTCACGGAGAGCCCGTAGGCGAGTGCCATCAAGCATCGTGCGGGCTCCGTTTTTTCGGTCGTACCAGGTGCGGGCCATTGCGTTCTCCAAAGCAAAGCCCCGCACGGATCACCGTGCGGGGCGATGGGCGTCATCCCTTGCGGGCCATAAATCCGGGCTTGCTCGTCGGAGCCGACGCGGCGGGCTTGCTGGCGGCGGCGACGGGCGCAGCGCCGGCGCGGGCCTTGAACGCCACGACGTCATTCGATGCATCGTAACCGTTGGCCGCAGGGCGCACCTTCAACTTGACAACGATCTGCGCTCCGACGCACGGCGACAGGCTCATGCCGGTGACGCCGCAAGCGTCGGCCAGCTCGGCAGATTGGCGCTTGCCGATATCCAGCATTTGCTGGCCCTTCTCGTCGGTGCGGATTGTGCGCAGCGTGATGCGCGTCCAGATCTTGCGGCCCCTGTGATCGCCGTCGTCGACGGTCAACTCGACATTGGCCTGAACGCTCTGCTCGTCGCGGGTCTTCTTCGCCTCGATTTTGCTGACGGTGACAGGGTAATCACCGGCAGGCAGCGGATCGAAGCTCGACGGGCGGCGCTCGACGCTGGCGACGTCGAAGTCAAGGGCAAGGGGGTCGTTATCGTTGGTCCAGTCAGACATGATTTTACTCCTTCGTCGCGGAAACTGCCGCGCCAGCATGAGCCGCCATCTTTGCCACAACGGCACCGAGGTCGGCAGGTTCGAGCGGGTCAAGAGCCCCGCTGCGGTCTTTGGCGACGCTTCGCGCATCACCGGAGGTCTGGAGGTAGCGCACGGCTGCCCGCTTGCCGTCGGGGTCGACTTCGTCGACGCACACAAGACGGAACACCTCATCAAAAAGGTAGGGGACGGCGTCGCCAAGCTTTGCGCCGGGCATCGAGATCCCGTAGGAGATCCGGCCCGTGGCGTCGTCCTTCACCTTGGCGAGTTTGGCGCTGAAATAGACGCCAATCGGCAGATCACGGAAGGCCCGCATCGCGGCGGTGACGCGCTCAATGACAGCGCCGTAAGCTTGGCGCGGATCGGTCACTTTCTTTTTCTCTGCGGTGAGGACAACCTCGGCAATCTCTGAAATGCTGTCCAGCGCGACCCAATCGTAGCCGTGGCCCTTGCTGGTCAAGTGCTTGTGCACGTTGATCAGGTCATCGACGGTGACAATCTCGACGACGTCAAAGCGGTCATCTCCCGAGGCAAACGACAAGGACAGCAGGCCCGACTCTGCGGACACAATCAGGACGCGGCCCGGAAGGCTGCCGATAAGCGTCGTCTTGCCGATGCCACTGTCACCGTAAACCAGCACCTTGGGTGCGTGAGGCCGTATGGCTTGCGCCAGTTTCATGATCTGCATGTGCTCTCCTCTTGTGCCTTGACTTCTATCGGGGGCCGATAGAACGTGTCAAGCACAAAGGAGCAAGACAGATCATGAAACTTCGGGACTACCAGCAAGAGGCAGTCGATGCGGTGTTTTCGTATTGGGAACGTGCGCCGTCGACGCCAGAGAAGCCAGCAAGCCCCCTTGTGGTGATGCCGACGGGGTCAGGGAAAAGCCCGACCTTGGGCGAGACGACTGCGCGGCTTGTGCAGGATTTCGGGTGCCGCGTCGTGATCGCGACCCATCGGGCGGAGCTCATCGTCCAGGATGCAAAGGCGGTGCGGTCGATCTGGCCGATGGCCCCGGTCGGGATCTACAGCGCCGGGCTTGGACGAAAGGAGATCGAGCAGATCACGATCTGCGGTGTCCAATCGATCGTTCGGTCAACGTCAAGGCTCGGGCATGTCGACGTCGTGATCATCGACGAGGCGCATCTTTTGAGCCCTGAAGATGCGACGTCCTACCAGCGCATGATCGCAGACCTGCGAGCAGTCAACCCTGACCTGCGGATCCTCGGGTACACCGCGACGCCGTACCGTCTCGGGCAGGGCTACTTGACTGAAGGGGACAGTGCGCTTTTCACGGCCGTGGCCTATGACGTCGACGTGAAACGCCTCATCCGTGACGGGTGGCTTTCGCCTGTCGTGACGGGGTACGTCCGAGAGCAGATAGACCTATCCGACGTCGGCATCCGCATGGGTGAGTTTGCGGCGAAAGATTTGGAGATGGCTTGCGACGTCGACAAGATCAACGGCATCGTCGCCGACGACGTCAAGGGTGCGCTAGATGGCGGGCGGACGTCGGCCATGATCTTTGGGACGTCGGTGGCCCACGCAAAGCGTCTGCGGAACGAGCTGCAGATCCGCGGCGTGTCCTGCGACGTGATTACCGGCGAGACGGAGCGCGGACAGCGGGACGAAATCATCGGGCGATTCAAGGCGCGTCAACTTGCGTGTCTTGCGTCCTGCGACGTCCTGACGACTGGCTTCGACGCGCCTGTCGTCGACGTGCTGGCATTGGTCAGGCCGACCATGAGCCCTTCTCTCTACGTCCAAATGGTCGGGCGTGGGATGCGGCTTGCCGACGGAAAGACCGATTGCCTCCTGCTTGACTACGGCGGCAACATCGCAAGGCATGGCCCCATCGACGACGTCAAGGTGAAGCCCAAGGGAAAGAAGAGCGACGGCGAAGCACCCACTAAGACCTGCCCTCAGTGCCTTGCGCAGCAAGCTCCGGCGGTGCGGGTCTGCCTCCACTGTGGCTACGAGTGGCCCGCGCCAGAACGCAAGGCGAACGACAAGGCCAGCAACCTGCCGGCGCTGTCGTTGGAGATCAAGCCCAAGGCTCCGCCCGTGCGTCACGACGTCGGCGCTGTCGAGTGGCGCAAGCACTACAAGGCCGGCGACGACAACGCTCCACCGACGCTGCGGATCGACTACTACCCGCTAGGTGGGCCGCTCGGGCTTGGGCGCAAGATCGTGTCTGAGTGGGTGTGCGTCGAGCATGAGGAAGGCTCGTTTGCGTGGCGCAAGGCGATGAGATGGTGGGAGGAGCACGTTGGCTGTCGCCTGCCAGAAAGCGTCGACGATGCCCTCGCCCTCCTCGACGACGGGCACATGCGGCCAGTGGTGGCTGTCGAGACGGAGAAAGACGGCAAGTGGGACCGCGTCGTCGCCATCCACCATGGCAAGCGCCGTGAGATTGATGACGATGGCGAGAGCGAGTCAGAGACTCAACCTGCCGATGGCGACAGTTTTGGAGAGGACGATCTGCCATGGTGACTGACGAGCAGTTGATTCAACTGAAGGACAGTGGTCTTCCAATGCAGGAGATTGCTTCGCAGACAGGGCTGCCCATCGGGTCTGTCAAGTCGAGGCTCTACCGGCTGAGGCACGGGCGATGGGCTGTCGGCAAGTGGATCAGGCTTGACGACGCCAAGCGGTTGATCCGTGAGGCATACGAGGCGGGCCAGTATGGGCTCGGCATTGAAGATCTGATTGAAGAGTTGGGGAGGATTCAAAAGTGACGACGACGATGACGAATCTTGAAGCTGCCCTGTGGTACGCAGAGCGCGGGCTTGCGGTGTTCCCTTGCTCGCCCGGCACGAAGATCCCTTTTGCGGGTAGCGCCGGGTGCAAAGACGCGACGACGGACGAGGACACGATACGGTCGTGGTGGGAGAAGACGCCGGGCGCCAATGTGGCGATTGCGACGGGGTCGG